AAGTCAGTAATGAGGTGAGAAACTTTGTCCAAGTTAACAGTCGGGCCTTCTGGGTGATTCAATTCACCGACCGCGCGTTTTTTGCTAACTTGATTTTCAACATATGTATTTACCGCCTTCTCCATAATTGGTTTTGGGTAGATACGTCCGTTACGATTCTTTTTGTCTGCCTGAGCGAATACACCTTCAATGACATAGTTCTTCTCGCCATTCTCTTTGGCTTCAACGATGCATTCAATGTCGTTTTCTACGAATTCGCTAATCAGTTTCATTTTATTTTCCTAAGTCCTTCAGGACTTGTTTAGCGGTAGACTCCGCTTCTTTCTGTGACTTAAACGTATCGACAGAGTCTCCGTCGATCGTTAGATGAAAACCCTTCGGTGTCTTGGTTATGACAACAGGATATCCAGACATCTTCTTGTTGAAGACGACCTTATCCTTTGATTCACGAATTTC